TTATACATAATATATATATATATATATATATATTATTAATAAACAAACACACTAATAATTAATTGCATCAGTAAAAAAATTAAAATTAGATCTGGTTTCTGATTTATCATTTTCCAAAGCTAGACTATTTAATTCATATTCGGACTGGACTTGTTCTAAATTGGAATTAATATCTAATTTAACATTTTCAATATTAGATTGATTTTCTCTTTGAGAAGCTAGAACCGTATTAGCCTGATTTTCTCTTTGGGAAGCTAAATCCTTATTGGATTGATTTTCTCTTTGGGAATCTAGATCCGTATTGGATTGATTTTCTCTTTGGGAACCTAAATCCGTATTGGATTGATTTTCTCTTTGGGAACTTAAAGCCTTATTAGATTGATTTTCTCTTTGAGAACTTAAAGCCTTATTAGATTGATTTTCTCTTTGAGAAGCTAAATCCTTATTGGATTGATTTTCTCTTTGAGGAGCTAAATCCTTATTGGATTGATTTTCTCTTTGAGAAGCTAAATCCTTATTGGATTGATTTTCTCTTTGGGAAGCTATATCATTATTGGATTGATTTTCTCTTTGGGAAGCTAGATCATTATTGGATTGATTTTCTCTTTGGGAAGCTAGATCTGTATTGGATTGATTTTCTCTTTGGGAAGCTAGATCTGTATTGGATTGATTTTCTCTTTGGGAAGCTAGACCCGTATTGGATTGATTTTCTCTTTGGGAAGCTAGATCCGTATTGGATTGATTTTCTCTTTGGGAAGCTAGATCATTATCGGATTGATTTTCTCTTTGGGAAGCTATATCATTATTGGATTGATTTTCTCTTTGGGAAGCTAGATCATTATTGGATTGATTTTCTCTTTGGGAAGCTAGATCATTATTGGATTGATTTTCTCTTTGGGAAGCTATATCTGTATTGGATTGATTTTCTCTTTGGGAAGCTAGTTCTCTATTAAATTGAACCTCGTTGTTAATTTGTTCATTAATTTGATCTTCTAAATCCTTATCAGAATTTTTAGCTTCTATTGTAACTTGGGATGTATTATCATTAATTGATTTTTCTAAAGTAATTTGTGATAAGTTATCTAATATATTTTGATTATTTTTAGAACCATCATTTTCCCTATTAATATATTCTGAGTTTTCTTTATCACTTCCTCCATTAGGTTTTAATTGTAATATATTACTCTCTTTTGATATTATATCAAAGTTACTAACTGTATTAGAAATAGAAAAATTAGAATAATTATCATCTAAATTTTCTGATTTTGTAATATTAGTTGTATTAATCTCTTTTTCAACAAGTTTTTTTAAATTATCTTTACCTGTTTCACTTAAATTAACCGATATATCTTCATTGTCTAAATCTTTTTCTTTATTAATGTAATCTACACCCAAATACTCTTTTAATATATTTTTAACTGGTAATTGCTTTCTTATTGTTTCCTCTATTGATTTTGATATAATTTCTAAACTTTTAGATAAATTTCTTTGAGTATCTATATGATTTAATCTATGATCTAATAAAAAAGGCATTTTCCAAAACTGTCTTGCCACATGAATATATGTTTTGTGTATAAAATATTGACATGTGGGAACTTGTAAATCTATAGTTTTATCATTATTTGATGATTTAATTGAAGCTAATACTTTTGCATGTGTTATAAATACTGCTGTAATTAAATCTTCTAACCATTCACAATCTGATTTTTTTAATATTCTTTCTGTTTCCTTTTTTATTGTTTTTTCAGACCATTTAGGAATTGTGCTTAATAAACTTTGAAATTCTTTTAAATACTGATTGCTGTATTTTTGATTTGTTAAATTCACCGAATCTCTATATATAGATTTTATTCCTTCATAAATTCTATAAGTTAACATATCTACAAGTTGCTGGGTATATTCTCTCTTTGCATCAACTAATATATGTTGATAATTATTATTCATTATAAATTATTTTATTTTTTTTTTTATTTTATAAACCGCGATTAATTATTAACTAGTTAAATGCATAACTATTTAATGATTGTGTATATGGATTAGATTTGAAACTGTCTAAAATCTCTGGCTTAATTCTATCATTTATTTGTTTGTTATCTAACTGGTCTTTTATTTTTGTCATTGAACATTCGTGAACTCCAATATTATAATCATTTCTACTACTAATATTTGAATTTCTATTATTAATATAATCAGTTTCTATTTTATTACTTTGAACCTGTATATTATCGACACCTATGGGTATAGAAATATTAGAATTTGTAGGTTTTCTTTGTTTTAGTGTATCTTCTTTAATTTCATTTAATGTAGCATTATATACATCATTATAAGACATGGGTTTAGAATTATTACTATTAGCACTGCCAGCATATTGATTTGTTGTAAATTGTCTATTTGTATTAGGTGCATTTGATGAATCTACCAGATATCCATTACCTTTAGATGATGTATTGCCATTCATATTACCAGAATAATTGGTTAATGTAAATTGTTTATTAGTATTTGGTGCAATCATTTTATTTGTTAAATAGCCTTTACCATTTGAATTTTCTGTAGTAACTACACCAACTCTATCGTTATCAATATGCATTTCTTTTATTGTTGTTTTAGCTACATTATTAGGGTCATAAACAATATTTCTTGTAGGACCATTCATATTACCATTATGCTCATTATGTATATTTGTTTCTTTAATTGTTGTTCTAGTAGTATCATTTGGGTCATAAACTGTTAATCTTTCTGGCATATTCATATTAGACTGATAATTATTATCTAAAGTTGTTTGTTTTAGTGTAGGTTTAGCTATATCATCAGGATCTATAACTATATTTCCAGAATGTATAGTTGATTCCATATTTCCTGTTCTAACATCATGAATATTTGTTTCTTTAATTGTAGTTCTTGTAATATCATTGGGGTCATACATAGTTAATCTTTCTGGTAGATTCATGTTACCTTTATGATTATTATGTATATTAGTTTGTTTAATTGTGGTTCTTGTAATATCATTAGGGTCGTAAACTGTTAATCCATCTGGACCTTGAATATTTCCTTGATGATTATTATGAATATTAGTTTCTTTAATAGTAGTCCTAGTAATGTCATTTGGGTCATGTACAGTTAGTCCATCTGGACCTTGAATATTTCCTTGATGATTGTTATGAATATTCGTTTCTTTTAATGTTGTTCTAGTGCTGTCATTTGGGTCATAAACAGTTAGTGCATCGTGACCTTGAATATTTCCTTGATGATTGTTATGAATATTAGTTTCTTTTATTGTTGTTCTGGTTATATCATTAGGGTCGTAAACTGTCAATCTATTTGGACCTTGTAAGTTAGATTTATGTTTGTTATGTATATTAGTCTCCTTAATTGTGGTTCTTGTAATATTATTTGGGTCATATACAGTTAACCTTTTGGGACCATTCATAGAACCTTTATGATTGTTGTGTATATTAGTTTCTTTTATAGTAGTTCTTGTGATATCATTTGGGTCATAAACCGTCTGTTTATAATGTTTAGCACCATAATTACCACTTTCTCTATTATTTCCAATAAAATTTTCTTTTCTGGTTGTTTTAAATATATCTTGTACTGGCGCTATTATTGATTTTACAATAGAGGTTACATTAGCTGTGTGTGTTCTTAATCCCGTAATCTCTCTTTCATTACTATTTTTTTGGATAGATTCTAGACCATATTTATGGTTTTTCCATTTATCTATAGCTTGAAGATTTCTTGGTCCATTAGAAAGTGTTACTGTTTTTAATGGTTTTTTGTAATTTGATTTAAATTTGGGTTGTTTAAAGGTTACTGGCGCACCTGAACCATGATATGATTTAGTTTTTTTTCTATGTGTATTTTTTATTATTAATCCTGGTCTCATTTTTTGTTTAGTGTGTGCACCTACTGTTGTAAAATGATGCGATTCATTTTTTTCATGAAAAGTATCTGGTTTGTGTTTATATACATTACCTAAATTTTTAGGTTTCTGTGTTAGTGATTTACCAGCAATAACTCTACCTTTATAAGACATTTTTGGATTTGTTAATACTCTAAGTTCATCGATAGTTTTCGGCATAACAAAATTTCGACTGTCTTGTTGGAATCCACCTGTAGGTTTATTATTAAATCCATTATTTAATCCAGGACCAATGAGTTGTTGCTCTATAGGTAATTCATTTGTTTTTTTATTTGATGCTATATATCTATTTTTTAATACTCCATTATAATTAGGTGTTCCATTCACATCTTGGTTTTTTAATTCAAACATTGGTTTTTTCTCTTCTTTTTTAAAAGCATATCGATTATTCCCAGTGTGTAAATCTAATATAGGTTCATTTGATTTTTCATATGTATTCTGTTTTATACTACCACCAAAGTAGGGTGACATGTTATTGTGTTTAAAATCTTCGGTATTTATAACTTCTCCAGATAAAGAACTAATGTAAGGTTCAGTTTCTCCTTTTAAGTTTTTTTTTTTGTATTTTACATCATTACTTTGTTTTGAAAAAATTTTCTCATTATAATGTCTTGGAATTATATTATTATCATTATTTAATATATCATCAAACCTCTTACCAACTTTATCTTTTAATATTTTTTGTGATTTTTCAAAGTCTAAGTTATTTTCTGAATTTTTAGGTTTATCGTCTAAACTTATTAGGTAACCTAAACTACCAACAACTGCTGTAGTTACTAATAATTCCATATTATAATATAATCTTATTTTTTTAATTAAAAATAAGATTATAAATAATTAAATATATTGTTTAAAGTTATTAATAATTTTTGATTTCTTTATTATTTCTCCAATGAACAGATGGTGGATTTGTATAAACACCACAAGTATTTTTTATTTTTTCACATGGTAATGTTCCACCTGTAGGTAAAACAGGGCTTTGGTCGATAGGTTTAGGTATACATGGTCTATGATTATCTTTTACAATTATTCTATTTGAAATATTATAATCAAATGGAATTTCAATTCTATCTTGCGGATTTAAACATAAAGACTCCCATCTATTCCATCCTGTCCCCCTTAAATTACATGAAGGATTTGAAAGTCTAGTATCTTCGGCAGGTATAAAACAATCTTTCCAATGTTTTAAATTATCGTCATTATATCTTTGCCCTTTTTTTAATTTTTTATTTTTAGATTTACATTCACCTATAACACCTTGACCACAGACTTCTCCTGATGTGCATACTGTATCTGGACAACAAGGTGAATAATTTTTATTAATATCTTTAGTATTTTTTTTACATAAACCTAATAATTCGGAATCAACATCTATAAGAAATCTATTTTTATCAATTGAATCACCTTGCTCTTGTAATCTGATACTTGGTGGATATGGGTAACATTGCTCGCATGATATTTTAGGCTTTTCTAATTTATAATTTCCGGGACCTGTTGATTGGTTAATTGCGTGTGTATATGCTCCCACATCATAATTTAATCTATTAAAACTCATATTATTATTTAATTAGATAATATTTTTAATTTATATTTATTAAAATATTATTTAATTACAATTAGATTTACATTGCGTATACTGACAACTAGCAACTGAATTCATATTAGGACTAGGACAATTATCTAAATTAATTTTTCTTGGTAAGGGTGTTGGTTTATATCTTATCATTTGACATGATGGTAGATGTAACATATCTAAATCAACATTTCTTCCCTCTCTACAAGCCTTACCTTTAATATTTAATGAATTATTATTAGAAGGTTTATATTTATTAGAAGGACATAATGATGCTTGTCTTGTTGCACCTCTTAAATCGTTTTCTAAATCAACTAGATTACCTTTTATGTGACTAACCGAAGTCCCACCTACTAATCCAAATTCGTGTCTACATTTTTTACAATTTTCATATTTTAAAGGATTTAATACATATTCTAATGGACCGACACTCTCATTTATTTTTTTTGAATAGGCACACTGGTCATATATTAATCTATTTGAACTCATGATATATTATATTAGAATATTTTTTTTACTATAATTTTAAAAACTCTTAATTAATTTATACATTTATTTAAATATTCTTTTGTCTTAATATATTGTCTTGAGGGCTGTCCACCTCTTATCCAATTTTTATTATTTATTTCTTGAATTAAATTTCGGGGATTTTGTATATTTTCTTTTAATACTGGGATTTGTGGTATAAATCTATCTATAGTTATACCCGATAAAGTATTACAAGGTCTTTTTAATAAGGTGCTTTCACTATGTAATAAATTAGTCTCTTTTGGTATACTTTTATCTTTATTTATTAAAAAAGGAGTAGTTTTATGTAGTCTTTCTTTTAATTGATGTATTGAGTTTAAATTAGTTAAATTTCTTGAATTTCTTAATTTAGAATCGTTATCTACAACACAACCATTATTAGATACCCAACCATAACCATCTCTATAAAAAAAAGACGGATGCTTTAAACTTATATTTTCAACATTAGGAACTGCACAATCATTATTTTTGTATGATTTTACACTATAATTCCCAGATTTTAGTATAGTTTTATTATTAATTTTTTTATAACATGCATCTTCATTTAATCTTGTTAAACCTTGGATATTAAATTTAATTTTTTTATTATTTTGTATATTGTTTTTCATTTATATAATATAATATAATATAACATTTTGATATTTAAAGTAAATTTAATTTCTATTTTAAATATCATATAAAGGTTTAAAATTTTTTTTATCTAAATCATATAAAGGATTGTGTAAATTTTTAATACATTGTTCACCATTTCCTTCTTTACATGTCGGTCCTCGATTATATAACCAATTTGCAAATTTATTTTGTTTATTTGGGATTGTTGTTATAGGAGTTGTATAAAATTGTCTTTGTGAATTTGCTTTTTCAAAAACGTCACTAAAATCCTTATATAAATTTTTGCTAAATTTTTTATCTATTAACTTTTTAATATTTAAATCAACATTAGGTTTTTTATTTAACGATTCTCTATTAGGATTATCAATATAATCTGATAAAAGTATATTCATAAATGGATTATCGTCTGTAGGTTGAACATAATTATAATCATAATCTGTAAAAAAATCTTTTTTATTTTTATTTTTATAAATTATATATGTTAATAATCCTATTAATACAATTACAGATATAAACTCTATATTTTGAGTTATAAAAATTAATATAATTGTTATATAAATACTCAGTCTAAATATAGAATTAAGTTTTTCATCCAAAGACATGTTTACCTTAGGAAAAAATTTTTTTAAATTTTCTTGTTTAAAAAATTTTTTTAAATTTTTAAACCATATTTGATTGTTCATATTAATTTATACATTTATTTTTTTTTTGGTCAAGTTTTTTTCGTAATTGTTCACGTTTCTCCTCTAATTTTTTTTTTTTTTCACTTTTCGCTTTAGATTCATTACTACTATTGTTATTTTGAAATAAATTTTGAAATATATTACTCTCACCTAATTTACTCATAACATTAGTAGCCTCATTAAAAAGATCGTTCTCATTTAGCTCGCCATTTTCTAGTTTATCTTGAATTTTACCTGTAATATTTTGAACTAAATTACCTATACCATGATTATCACTTTCTAAGTCTATATTACCTGAAAATAATCCTTCTAATAATTTTGAAGGATTATCTATATTTATATTTTCAGTATTTATATCTTTAGCAATTTCATTAGCTAATTTACCTATTGAACCATTTAATATTTCAGGTATTTCTTCATTAGTTTCACTCAGTAATTCTTCTATGTTTTCCTCTAAATTTTCATCATTTGTCTGAAATGATTTTAATATATTCATAAATTCATCTATATTATCATCTAAATTAGAAATATTTTTATTATTGACTTCTTCAATTATCTGACTAGTAGTTTTTTTTTGTTTGTGTTCGTATGAGTATATATATAATGTATGTAAGTATTTCCAAATAATTTTTTTATTGTCATTATCTATAGTTTCCCATAAGTCATTGAAATCTATATTATCTATTAATTTTGATTCTTTAGAAAATATAATTTCATTTTGTAATGCAATTTCATTACTTTTGTCTTTACAATTATCGATAAATAAATCAATATATGTATCTCCCTCAAGAGGAAAATTATAATTATTCTCTATATTATTTTTATGTTTTTCTGAAATATTTTTAATATTATCTAATAATTCTGTTAAAGTTTTATTAAATTTATTTATAGAATCCATTATATTATTTATGTACAATTAATAATATGATAGATTACGCAAATTTAAGGATTAAGTTGGTCGTTTAATACAATTAAAACTTGTAAATATTTCCATATATTTTCTTGACTTTCATTATCCATAGAATTCCAATATTTTTTAAGATTTAAAATTATATTTTCTATATTTTCTATATTTTCTACTTCATTATTTTCATCTAAATAATCTTCTGTATTTCTTTCAATAAAAAAATTGGAATCTTTATTTAAAATTTGAGCCTTATATTTAGGAATATATCTATTAAATAAATCATTTAATTGTCTTGGATTATTTTTTTTTAATAATGATATAGACATATTGGTCAATTGTAAACTACTATCGTTTGGAAACATTTTACATAAATTCTGAGATAAATTACTTAATTGAGTTGTAAATGCATTTAAAACTGACATAACTAATTATATATATTATTTATTGTTTATAAACTAACCTTTAAATATATTCATATTTCTTTCTTTTTGATAATCTTCTAATTTTCTATTTAAATTAGTATTATCTACTTTAGGCTTTAAAGATATATTTGAATCTATTGATTTGTTTCCTAAAAATGAATATGTATGTTTAATAGGATTTGTATTATCTATATAAGAATAATTATCTGACCAAGAATTTGACATTTCTCCTGGTAAATAATCCTGTATATTATCATTTTTCTGATTATTATTAAAATTATTATTTACTGAGGGTTTTTTTTCTATATTAAAAGTGTTAAAATACATATTTATGGCATTTCCTTGCAAAGGTTCTCTACCTTCTACAATTAACGTAGGAACGCTTTTAATATATTTTGGCACTGTTGTATTATTTATATTTAATTTTATTATTTTATCTAACAAATTTTGTTGTTTTAAATCTTTCCATAAATTTATACAATATTTGCAATTTGGAGAGTAAAATAAAACTGGTTTAGACATTTATATATATTAATATTATAATAATTATAAATTTTAACACATTAATAATAAATTTGATAAATTATATATATTTTTATATTATATAAGTTATGTCTATAATTAGTGAATCAAAAAAAACAATCGAAAGAAATGGTTTTAAATTGGAAACTTCTTTAATTCTTGATAATACGCCTGTTTCATTGGTAAATTCTATGAGAAGAGCACTTTTATCAAATATTCCTATTGTTACATTTGATGACACATGGGATTCTAATCCAGAAAATAGGTTGATAAATATTATAAAAAATACCTCATCTCTACATAATGAATTTGTTAGTCATAGATTATCACTTATACCATTAAATATGAATAATGATCATTTAAAAGTAATAAGTAAATTTGACAAAATGAAATCTTTAAGAACTTATAAATTTAAAAATTTAGATAATGTTCCTAAATTCAAGTTACATATTAAAAATAATAATGAAACCAGGATTAAAAAAAATACATTAGATTTTATAGAAATTACTTCTAATGATTTAATTGTATTAGCTAGTGATGACGATGATATAAGTATGCCTTCTATTGATACATTTATAAAACCAGATTCTTTTACTGGAGATTATATCCCTATAAATATTTTAAAACCAAATATTTTGGAAGATGACCAAGGAGAGGAACTAGAATTAATAGCAAAACCTAGACCTGGTATTGGTTTAATAAATTCTAGATATACGCCTGTTGGAACAGTATCTTATAGTTTTGTAACTGATGATGATTTAGCTGAAACTATTTTTAATGATAAAATTGAATATGAAAACAAAGAGCGAATCGACAAAGAATTAGCAGAATATACTGAATCTGAAATTTTATCATTGAAAAAATCTTACAATGTATTAGATAAACACAGAGTTTATTTTAAAAATAGAAATGGAGAAGCTACAAGATTTAATTTAAGGGTAGAATCTATAGGATTTTTAGATTCAGAACAATTAATATTTGACTCTATAGAAACCCTAAAGGTCATGTTATCTGATATAAAAAATTGTTTTGTTTTTGAAAATGATAGTAATAATGATTTGATTATAAATATAAACAGTAAAATAAATATAGATGAAAATCCTAATACATTAGGTGGATATATTTTTACATTGATTAATGAAAATCATACAATTGGTAATTTAATTACAGAATACAGTAAATTATTATATTGTTTAGATGAACCTTTAGATTATAAACTATATAACTATGTTAATTATAGAATGCCCCATCCGTTAACAGAAGAAATAGAAATTAATTTTAATTTTGTCGATACTTTATCGACTATTGATAAAGTCAATATATATAATAATTTATCAAATAAATTTATTAATTCTATAAAATCAATTGATTATCAACACTATAATGAAGTCTATGAAAAAAATTTATATATAATGATATTTATAAAAACTGTTCAATTTATAATCAAAGATCTAAATAATTTATCCCAACAATGGACATCCTTAACTGGTATTGATGAAAAATCTTATCATACAGAAGAATCTGATGAATATTATGATAAATTTAATAATCTTATGGATATATCAATTAATGATATGTTAAATCCGGTATATGCACCTACATCACCTACATATCAACCTACATCACCTACTTATCAACCTACATCACCTACATATCAACCTACATCACCTACATATCAACCTACAT